ACATGCCGACACGGAATCATCGTAGCCAATACCGACAGGCCATAGCAGTTGGGTGGAATGGCCGCCGACCTCCAGCGGATCGCCCGTATCAACATGCGTGGGCCCAACGGGATACACTTCGCGATCATACGAGCCTGTCCCGTGGTGGGTGTTCTTCGCTACTACCGGGAACGATCGGACGGTCGGATCAGGCTCCAGATAGACGTAAGCGTAATCTCTACTTGTGTTCCAATCATGGATACGGGCCTTGCCGTGACAGCGGCTCGCCAGCCGGTACACCTCACGGGTCTCGTCGGCAGGCGACGGGTGCATGTCCGCGTAGCCCCAATTCCGCACAGTGCCCCCTACTGATCTTGCCGATATACGTGCCGGCGTATAGCCGCCAACGCACGCAAGAGCGAGGTGGCTCTGCCCCACTTGAACCGCTTCGTGCAGCACCGCCCAGTTGCCGTAGCATTGCGAGGCGTTAGTGTTCATCTGATAGCCGCGTAGCACTGGCGGCGTCGGTGCGTTCGCCAAGTCGAGATAATGCGGCGAGTTCATCAGCCGCACCAGCTCATACTTTTGCAGATCGACGGTACCATCATACTGGATGCGCACGAACTCCTGCCATCGCCTACCCCGTGGCTTCGGCTCTCGCTTCCACCGGACCGGCAATGCACCGAATACGGTTCGGGCGGCCTTCGAGTACAGATTGTGCCGGCCGGCGGATAGTACCGTGCTTACTGGGTCGCCGGGCCGTATTGGCTGGAGTGGATCGGGCATGGCGTTCAGGCGGTAAACGGATCGGGGATGCCGAGATCGGCGAAATCGTAGGTAGCAATCACCCGTTCGACGTTGACTTGCACTGGCACGAGATCGCCATCGGAGTTCGGCTCGGACCGGACCCACAGGTAATGGAATCCAGCCTTGTCGATGCCAGTGATGCTTCCAATCGTCAGGTCACTCGCCGGTGGCGAGGCGGAAAACTGGAAAACGAACTTGAGCGTATCGCCAGCCGGCTCGCCAGACACACCCTCTAGCAGGACGGACTCTGCCGGGAAAATCCGAAAGGCATTCGAGTTGGTTTTCCCGACTGCCTCGTGCAGCCGCCCCAGAAACGCTGCTGTAAATTCCGCTGGGTCCAGGTAGAGCGTTTCCTGCCAACTCAGGTCGGCCGATGGAATGTCCACTCCCTCAATCTGCTTGTCTACGCCTTCCCCGGACACGTTGATCGCTTGCTTGAAGTCCGTCGCCTCTTCGCCGGCCGGAACGTTCTGCGATATTGTTTCGAGTGAATGCGTCGTGTGGATTTGAGTGGTCCCGATACTGAACGACCACTCGCTCTGGCCGCTTTCCCGCCGCAGCGGACTGTATGAAACCTCGCCGTCCCAAAGGCCGTCCGCTCGCTCCTGGACGCGAATCTGGTTGCGCCAGAGGTTGCCGTACCGGATCGGAGCGGCTGCCTTGATGATCTCGTAGGCGATTAGTTCGTCGTCCGTGCCGATCACCGTGTACTCGCGCGAGTGCCGGGCCGTTGACCGATCCTCGCTGAGTTCACGCTTGGCGTACCGTTCTGTGATGGTGATCGACATAGTGTTGCTCCGTGATTGCGTTACGCTGGCAGACCGGCATGACGCAGGAATTTCGCGATGTCGTCGAGCGCCAACGCCATGTTGCGCTCGACCTCGAGCTGCTGTTGTTCGACGCTGCCTGCGCCGCTCATGCGGGCGGCGGCGGCGGCCGAGAAGGTGCCCCTGGCGGTCAGCTTTTGCTCAACCTCGCCCAAGTCAGGCATGTCCATAACGCCCTTCTTGGCGTCACTTTCGAGGCCGGCGACCCGTGACGCCTGGGTGAGTGCGTCTTCCCATTCCCTCTTGGCGTCGTCGACGGCCTGTTGGGCCGCGTCAAGATCCCTGTTTCGTTGGCGATCCAGGTTGTCGTAGTACCGCTGCTTGTCGCTTTCGAGCACGGCGTTTGCGTCCTTCTCCTGTTGCTCGATCGCGGCCAGGTCTGATTCTCGCTTGTCGGCGATCTCCTGCTGACGCCGCTCGTTATCGTTGGTTCGCCGGTCGCGTTTGTCGCCCAAATCTTTGGCGAGCGTCTCTTTCGCCACCTTGGCCGTCTCGTCGCTGAGCACACCGACTTTGTTCAGCGCAAACAACAGTAGGTTTCCTGCGCCCTCCTGGAGACTGTTCCATGCGTTAGCGATCTTGGTTGAAAACGAGGACCATACCCCTTGCATGAACGATACCGTGTTGACCCACGCCGATTTGATTGTGGCGGTCGCTGTGATGAACCCTTTGGCGATCGTGGTGGTCATTTCGTTCCAGACTGCGAAGAAATACCACTTCGCGTCCTCCCACAACCGATTGACGGCAGCGACGCCCTTTTGCCACTCCACTTTAAGAGTTGTCCAGAGTACCTTGCCGGCGAGGGCAATGTCCCCGGCAGCAAGGGCGTCGCCGATCCCCTTCCACGCCGCCAGAGCCGTCGTTTTCAAGTCATTGAATTTTTCGCCGAGCGCGCCGAGCACCTGAGAGCCGGCACCCGAAAAGTACAACACGGCAGCCGTCAGCCCACCGATGGCCGCGATGGTAAGCCCGATCGGCGACAGCAATGCCGCGATGGCCGATCCGACCACGCCAATCGCCGCACCGATACCCGTCACAATCGACGCGAGCCCGCTGAAGACTGCTCCGACACCAACGACGACCCCACCCAACGCGATCAATGCTCCGCCGATCCCGGCGGCAATGGCCGCCACCTTGAACACCGACACGATCAACTCACTGTTGGCCTGAATCCACTCCATGGTCGGCGCGATGACCTCTGCGAGTTTGTCCGCGGCTACGGTCAGTGCTGGCGCCAGGGCGCCACCGACCCGAGTCACCACCCGCTTGAGCACGTGACTGAGTTTCGCCCATGCGTCAGTGACTGCCGCGGCGCTGTCGGTGTCCATCTTGGTCCACGTCAACCCGAGTCGGTCGGCATCGTTCATCATACCGCGGATTGCATCGCTCCCCTGCAAGAGCAGCGGCAGGAGCGCGTCGACCTGGGTGCCAAACGCCCGCTGCGCCAGGCCGGCCGCTTCGGCTGGGTCCTCCATCGCTGCCATGGCGTCCGCCAGGGCGAGCAGGCGGTCCTCTGGGGCGAGGTTCTCCAGTCGTTGTGCGCTCAGTCCGAGCGTCTCCATTGCCTTCGCCTGCGTCTTGCTCGCCTGCCCGACGGTGATACGGCCGAGTCGCCGATTCATCCGCTGGACTGCGTTGCCGACATCTTCCAGGCTGGAGCCAGACAGCTCAGCGGCGTACTGGAGCTGCGAGAGCGACTCGACGCCGATCCCCGTGCGTTTGCTCATCTTGTCGAGCTGGTCGCCGGCACTGGCAAAGATTTTCGTCGCACCGAGCATCGGCCCCAGCACGGCGGCGGCGGCGGCGGCGATGCGTGCCCCCATGCTCGTGATGCTGCGGCCCCACGATCTCAGGCGGGCCGAGGCTCGTTTCAACCCGCGCACGAGACGGCTGTCGTCGGCGAACAGCTCGACGAACGCACGGCCCGCCCGGATTCCTGATTGTGCGGCCATCTCAGAGTAATGCCTTAAGGGCGGTGATAGGGGCTGGCGTCACGGACTGCTCGCCGCCGTCCGTCGCCATGGGGTTGAAGTCGCGCGGTTCCCGTGATGGTGTTTTCTGGCTACGATGCGTGTTGTAGGCCATGGCAAGCAAGTGTGAAGTGTGGCTCCACGCATCACGCCGCCGGCCGTCGGCCATCCAGAGCAGCTCGCGCAGCGTCAGGGGGCTGGGGTCGACGCCGAGTTCTCCGGCGAGCTCCCAAATGAGCTGCCAACAGCGCTCAGTGCCGCCTCGATCTCCTGAGCAAGCTCCGGGCTGTCCAGCTTCGCCCTGATCAGATCCCTCGTTCGCCCCGCCATCTCGTTGAACTTGCCGATCGCGATGGACAGGTTTTCGCGATCGGCTTCTTCTGGGAAAAAATCAACGACCTCCTGAATAAGTGCATCTTTGGCTTTGGCGATCACCCTGCCTCGCATCGCCGCGGCGAACTGCTCGTCGCTAATGCCGCGCTCGTCAGCTTGCGGTTTGCACGTGATGTACAGGCAGTCGACAAGCGTGATTGGGTCGACCATGAGCCGCTGGAGGGTCGTCTGGGCATCGAGCAGATCTACGTCGAGTAGGTCGCGGCATCTCTTGACGGATGCGACGTCTACGGACACGATCCACTCGCGTTCATCGGCGTCTCGAAACGTGTGCATTGGGTGGTCCTCGTAATGGTGCGGAGCAGTGGGGGGCAGGGCAGCATCCATGCCGCCCCTCCCACCACCCTGCAACTGATTCGGCGAACTATGCGGCATCCTCGCGGATGACCAGATTGCAGAACACGCCCTCGCCCAAAGTGCCAGTGCCGGCGGTAACGGTAATCACCACCTCAATGACGTCGTCGGCGGCGAGCGTGGCGGAATCGATCACGCCGTCCACTAGCTCGTAAGCGTCTTCGCTGCTGCTGAGTTCGATGGCCGCGGTAAGAATCGTCGCACCGTTCTTATGGACGTCGACGTCAATCGTCGAATCGCCGATGCACGCGGTCTCGCAGCCGGCCTGGACGGCAATGAGGCTGCCCGCTGTGCCGTAGACAACATGCACAACGCGGGTCTCGGCGGCGGCGGCCGCGCCGTTTTCCTGTGCCAGCGTGATCTGATGCTGGTGCTCCAACTTCGAAGCGTCGATGTCGGCGCCGCTGGATACCTTGGCGTTATCGATGGTGTTGGCCGGCAGTGTCATGCTTCCGGCAGACAGCCCGCCGGTGACGTGTACGTTTCCCTCGATTCGTGAAGCCATTGTGTTTCTCCTGATCCTCGTGTGAAAGTTAACTAGTTCGCTGCCGCAAGCCGACGGCTAAACCCAAGAGGGTGCGCGGTCCGAGTAGGCGATTTTCACCGTCACGGACGCCGTGATTGCCTCCTCCAGTGCCTCGTTCCTCGTAAGGTTTGTAACCGTGAAGTCTGCATCGAGCCCCTCGCCACCGGCCTCGTCAAGGAATTTCATGGCGATCAGGGTGTCGTTGAAGTAGGCGTCCTTGACTGCGCCGAAGGCTCCGTCGTCTGGGTCCCACACCATTTCGAACTCGATCGACCCCTCTTTGAGTGTGGCGAGCGTCTGCCGCCACCCGTTGCCGCCCCGAGTCGTGACGTCGGCCTCGCCTTTTTCAAGGTTCAGCGTGACGTCCTTGATGTTGGTGATTTCGGTGGTCGCGGAACTTCCGGCGGTGCCGTAATACGCTTTGGCGTTCAAGCCGAGTTTTGCACCCATGATCGTCTCCTGCTCGTTGGTTGCCTCGGTTAATTGATGCTGCCGGCCCACATTGCCGGTAGCTTCGGTTTCTCGCGTTCGAGGGCTGGGCCCATGTAGGGGCGAGGCGCAACACGGACAGTGCGCCTCCGATGGTGGACGCCGTTCGCTTTTACGAACCGCTTTTCCGCCAATGCCTGGACGATTGCTCCACTCCCCCGACGCCGTAGATCACGCCGAACCCACATGTCGGGTCCGATTTTTCTTTCGATCACATCCAGCGATCCGCCGTATTCCAAAACCTCTGGAACTAAGCCCGTTTTCGGTTGAACGTCGCGGTCGAAGTACTTGGTGTTCAGTCGCACTGGCCCGATCACGACGCCCTGCTTCCGGCCGTCGTAGGCGAAGAAGATGTACTTCTTGAGCAGTCCCGTGCGAGAGCTGGGCGGTCGGCCAGGATCGGAAACCTTCTTCCGTTTGCGGATGCTCGACTTGGCGCTTGTGCGGACGTAGGCTCCGAATTTCGACAGTACGCGGCGCGTAGCACGATCGACCGAACTCAGGACCGTCTTGCGGTCGAAGAACATGCTTTTCGCTTTATCGAGCTTGTAGCCGATCATCGCACAACTTTGAAAGTGAATGTGAGCACGCTGGTGTAGGCGTGCTGTTGCCCGAGGTGGTCAGGGTCGTACACCGGCGAGTTCTCGGTCCGCACCCACGACGCCTGCGGCTCGGTATCGAGCATCTGCTTGAATCGGATGTGGTCGGCGATTTCCTGGGTGAGCG